CCGGTCGCCGGCATTAAATTAAAAGCCTGAAACCCAAGAGAAATCAAGGGTTTCAGGCTTTTTTGTTGCCCTAAAAAATGGGTTTAGGGGCAAAAAAGGGGCAGAATTATAAAATCATGAAATGAGGGTAATAGAATCAATAGTGTTGTTGTCGGTCTGAATAACCTGCTGAGTGACATGAATATATATATCCTTAGTCACATCACTTCTACTATGTCCGAGTCTTCTTGCAATCTGTTCTGGAGTCATTCCGTTCGCAGCGAGCAATGATGCGTGCGTATGACGGAGCTTATGCGGTGAAATCTGATGATTGAGCACAAGCTTAGATTTTCGTTTTAGATAATTATCATACGCAGCATATGATATATATGATCCAGTAGAGATGTCTGGAATAAATAGAGTGGTTGACAGATTCCACTCTAACATCTTTTCTTTCCTCCATAATCGTATCTTTTGGATTACGGTAATCAATTCCGGCTGAATGTGAATATCCCTGATAGAATTATCCGTTTTAGGAGTAGTAACCACATCGTTATTTGAATCATAAGTTTTATCTATGTGAATAGTAAGGTCTTGCAAGCTTACATCAGAATCTTTGAGTGCTGCAAGCTCTCCAAAACGCAGTCCAGTCAGGACAAGAAATTCAGTGACATAATACCAGTGCCACATATTTTGCTTTTGCATATATTCAAGTAGTTTGGCGATTTCTGCTGGTTCAAGATATTTACTTTGTGTATTTTCTTCCTGTGTCTGATCTGTGAATAATTCAAGTTTACTGATAAGCCGGTAATTATCGTGGTAGTCATTTTTATATCCCCAATTAAGCATGGCTTTAAATCTCGTAATATATGTATTGAGCGTTGATATAGGCTTGCAACTGTCAAGGAATCTACTGTTTACATACTGAGCCGATAGATTGTTGACAATAGCATCTTCATCTAAGATATCAAGAACAGAATTGATTATTATATTATTTCTTTTGGTCGTAGATAACTTATATGTCACACATTGAGCTGCGGAATATGCGTCATGTAATTCTCTTAAAGTAGTCTTTTTGTCTGCATATACTGAATCCAATGCAACATCGATTTTGGCATTTAGGATTCTCGCCGCCTTGTTCTTATTCTGCGGTGATGCCTTTTGCATCGTCACAGTGACCTTCTTAACCTTCTCCGTGAGCGGATCCGTGTACCGCTCACAATACTTCACAGTACCGTTCTTTTGTGTCTCACACCACATAATAATTCACTCCTATCTAAATAGGCATAAAAAATAAGCCTATCAAAATGAGAAGGCTTGTGATATAATGTAGTTTGTTGAAACGTTAGTCATAAGCCTTCGGTTTGTGGGTAACTGTCCTCCGGGTGCTGGTAACACCTGGGGGATTTTTTATAATATGAAGATGATATTATTCATCCTCATCATCTGTCTCATTCGCTGTTGAATATTCAGAGGTATATGCTTCAGAACTTGACAGTGACTGTCTGTATTCTTCAGCAAGCATTGTTCTGTTGAACTCTGCAGTAGGGCAGATCTCATTTACAAGTTCTTCAAGTTCATCTATTGATACATTAAAGAACTCTTTTCTAAGATTTACCTTGTTTACTCTGCGATCATTAAGTCTCTTGTGAAGTTCGGTTTCAAGACCGGAAGCGTCATCAGAGAAAATAAAGCTGTGTACATCAAATTTGAACGGAACAGAAGCATCTCCAAGTTCATTAACTCTATCCTGTGGATTTATTCTTCTTGTCATTCCCACTTTGAATACATTCTCACCAAATGAACCCAAGTTGCTGATAATATAAACATTACCAGCTTTACCATTTTGCAACTTTGCTATTTCATCCTTTTTGATTGTTACATCTGCAAGCTGAGCCTGCAGTTCAAGGATACGAGCTTGCAGAGCAGCAAGGGCTTCACCCTCTGAAGCTTCCGCCTGTTCTTTGAGGGAAGATATCTGATTCTCATATTTTGACTCTTCAAGCTCCACTTTTTTACGTTCGGCCTCAAGGGCCTTGCGCTCCTCTGTCTCCTGACGCATCTGCTCTTTGATTGCAAGCTGTTCTTGCTTTGCCTGTTCTTTCTTGACGTAGTAGTTATACTCTATCTTTGCGGCATTAATGAAAAGATATTCCATTTCACCTATGAACTTAGTAAGAGTTCCAGCAATTGTTTGATTACCTTCAGCTGCAATCTTTAGATACTTAGCACAGATATCTTTTATTTGTTCAATACCGTTGTCAAGCTTGTCATATTTTAAATTGTACAAGACGTTCTGCATCTCAGATTCCAGCCCCTTGACAATGAGGTCGTAAATCGTTTTGTTGGCTTTAGTAGTGTATCTGATAGCATATTGCTGTCTGAGAGTGTCAATGGATTTCTCATTTTCTCTGTATGCTTTTCGCAAGCTTTTTATATCCATACAATGTAATTTAAGGATAACAGATGGGGCAATGAGATTAGCATCCTCAATATCTGATTGGCTAATTCGGCATTCGTTATATGGAATGTCAGCAGTAATGAAGTTATCTAATGCATATTCAATACTGCTGTAGATTTCCTTAGCACGAGAGATCTTTCGCTCCTGGGTCGCTACTGATTTTTGCAGTTTATCATCTTTTGCCTGAAGTGTAGCAATGTCTGAACGCAATTTATCTATAGTGGCAAGGTTTTCGGATATTTCGGCATTCACCTGGTTAAGCTTAGCCATCGACTGCTGATGGTCATGCACCCCTAAATCCTGCATAGTCTTATTCATGGCTTGCATTGCTTGATTCATCTGAGCATTCTGAGCCGCAAGTTGGGCATTCTGTTGACTAATTTGTTGATTGGTTTCTTTTTGTTCCTTTTCGTCCAAGGTCTTCATTATCATCAATACTATGCCGCCGATTGCTGGAAGTATAAGAAACCAGCATGCGCATAGAATAGCAATAAACCATGTACTTAAATACCATTTGTTTTCTTGTTTTTGATTCATTGAATCTCTCCCTTCATTTGTTAATTATTTTTGCAACCCATGTGCATAAGCCTCAATGATATTTACAGAGCTAGTGTGTTTATCGAAGTCCGCTCTGATAATATGGTTGAGTGCATGGATATAAGCATCGTTAAGCTGCTCCTGTGTGAATCGTGTATTAAGAAAGATAGTATATGAACCATCTTCATTGCAGGTAACAGTTTCTTTAACTTTTGTAGTCTTCAGATCAATCATCTGTACATTTATATCATACAATTAACTCATCCCCCTTGTAACATAGTCGTAGATACAATAACAAATACCGTGGGATGTTTTTTGTACATTATCGTTTCTCTTTATTCTTGAGAGCCAAGAGCATACGCTGTGCTATCTCTAAATCTTCTGGTTTGGCATCCCTTGCGGCATCGAAGAGAAGAGAGAGCTGTTTGTTCTCGAATATCTCTTGTGCTTTCTGAGCTGTTTCATCGTCGAAGTAATATGTAGGTTTGTTTTCCGATTCGACTATTAAATCTCCCGGTTCAACATGCAGGTATTTAGCAATATCTATAATTGTATCAATTTTTGGAACTCTTGCACCCGAGCACCAATTTGATACTGTTGATTTTTCATATCCAAGATCGTTGACTAAATCACTTTGAGCTTTGTCGTTTAGCATAAGATGATATCTTAATAATCTAGCAAATTGGTTTGTACCCATCTGATCACGTCCTTTCTTATGTCTTGATTATACACAAAATGAATACTTATAGCAAGCAAAAAGCAAAAAAAGTTTCCATTCTGCTTGACAGTTCATAAAAAGAATACTATAATGCAATTACAAGATGAAAGAGAGGAGGCGAAATATTGAATAGTTTAAAGATAAGATTATCAGCTGTTAGAGTAAATGCTGGACTTTCACAGCAGGATATAGCTGATAAAATGGGCGTTTCTCGTATTACTGTTGGTAATTGGGAAAGCGGTAAGGTAAAGATGAAAGAGGCAGAATTAAGAATGTATGCAGATATTTGTAGTTTTCCTAGGGAAAATATTTGTTTGCCTTACTAGTTCACAAAAATGAATACTAAAAATAGAAAGGAGAGGCATGAAATGGATATAACCGGAATTAGATATGTAAAAGCTGGTCCATATATGACAAAAGCTGAGATTGCTGAAGCATTTGGAATATCGATAAGAACGGTATGTAACAGATTATCGGAGCTGGCGATATACATTGCAAAAGGAAGATACAGTGAATACACCATATTGGATGGTTTTGGTGTGACATATGTCAACTATCTTGCGCTTGTAGACTTTATGCGATATCGCAAAGAATTGAAAGCCGGCAGAAGAGTACCACCGTTCAATCCTAAGAAAGTTGCGGAAGGTGGGACGGTGTTGCAGGATGCACAGTGAGAAAGGAGAGTGAAGCAAATGAAGAAAAAGAAGATATGCAGATATGCGGTTTATACCATGTGTGCTATTGGTTTATTCCTGATCTTCGGAGCAGCAAACTCAGTTGCGTTCGCCATGGATATGCAGATCATTGAACCATGGTATGCACACCTTGGACAGGCTCTGATCGGTGTGCTGCTGACACTCCCTTATCTGCTAGGCAGGAGAAAAGCATGGTTGAGATGAAAGTGCTCGGAAGCCATGAAGAATGGCTCAAGGCAAGAACCAAGATAGGCGGGTCGGATGCTTCGGCTATTGTGGGAATGAACCCCTACAAGACTAACGTGGATCTATTTAAAGAGAAAGCCTACGGCATAGAGCCTGAGGACATATCAGACAAGCCTTATGTCAAGTATGGCACAGAGGCTGAGAAGCATCTGAGGGAGCTATTCAAGTTGGATTATCCAGAGTATCAAGTCGGGTATGTGGAAAACAACATGTTCACAAACGACAAATACCCATGGGCGCACGCATCGCTAGATGGATGGCTTTTAGATCAGGATGGCCGCAAGGGTGTGTGGGAGTGCAAGACAACCAACATACTTCAGTCAAGGCAGAAGGAGAAGTGGGATCACAGGATACCGGATAACTATTACATACAGGTGTTGCATTACCTGATGGTTACAGAGTTTGACTTCGTAATACTTAAGGCACAGCTTAAATCTGTATATGGAGAGAATGTGTACTTACAGACAAGACATTATCCGATAGAGCGGTCGGAGGTTGAAGAAGATATCAAGTATCTGATCGAGGAAGAATCAAAGTTCTGGGAGCATGTACAGATGAAAAAAGCACCGGCACTGAAATTACCGGAAATATGGTAAAGGGGTGAGAGAAAAATGTATTACAGAATTTGCAGTAACTGCGGAGCGAATCTTGATCCGGGAGAGCGATGCGACTGTGAAGAGGAGAGACAGAAACAGACAGACCGGATCATTAGCATGAAAATAAACAAAGATGGTCAGTATGAACTGGCTATGGTGGGAGGATGTACATGGAATTAAGAGTGAATGAGGTAGCAATACCGGAAAAGATCAGCTTCAATTATGAGGAACTGAAAGCAGAGTTGACTGAGAAAGTGGCATTTTATGAGACGCTTGTATATACAGATGATCAGGTTAAGGATGCCAAGGCAGACAGAGCAACACTTAACAAGCTGAAAAAGACATTGAATGATGAACGTATACGGAGAGAAAAAGAGTATATGCAGCCATTCAATGAATTTAAAGCACAGGTTAATGAGATTATTGGAATTATAGACAAACCTATAGCTGTGATCGACAAGCAGGTGAAAGAATTTGAAGATCAGAAGAAAGCGGATAAGCAGAAAGACATAGAGGAGTTATTTGCCAGCATTGGCTTTCAGAGTTTCGTTACACTTGATAAGATCTGGGATCCGAAATGGCTGAACGCTTCGGTGTCAATGAAGAGCATTGAAGAGCAGATGAAGGCAAAGATGTATGAGATCGGCAATGGGGTGTTTACACTCAGCCGACTTCCAGAGTTTGGATTTGAGGCTACAGAGATATTCAGACAGACGCTTGATATAAACAAGGCTATCTCAGAGGCTAAAAGGATGTCAGAGATCGCCAAGGCGAAGGCTGATGCCGAGGCTAAAAAGAAAGCTGCAGAAGAATCACGAAAGGCAGAGGAAGAACGCAAGGCAAAGGAGATCAAAGAAGAACAGACGGTAATTGTACCGACAGAACCGCATGAGCAGGCTGTGACACCGCCAGAACCGGTGCAGAGTGCTGACAGCACACAGGAGAGAATGGTAGTCAGATTTGAGGTATTGCTCACAACGGAAGATGCTTATGCATTGAAAGAGTTCTTTAAGAGCAGAAACATAGAATTTAAAGCTATTTAGGAGGAAAAAAGCATGATAGAGGTAAAAGGAAGTCACTTGAGAATGGAAGGCTCTGAGGATGAAGTAGAATCATAGGTAGCTGCTGTTTTGGCAGGATACACACGATTCTTATATAAAAACTATCCACCGTGTGTTGCAAAAGAGAAATTAGACAATGTTATAAAGCTTAGTTCTTTTACAGATGAGGAACTTGACGAGGAGATTAAGAAAGCAAAGGAAAAACTTGATCAGTTGTTACATGAACTTTTTAGTTTTAATGAGGAGGACAAATAATGGCAGTTAATAATAGTTTAGTGAAAAAAAGCAAGGCACAGCAGAATTTGGGAATCACAGCATACCTTTCACAGGATGCTATAAAGAATCAGATCAATCAGGTAGTTGGTGGTAAGAATGGACAGCGTTTCATTTCTGCTATCGTATCAGCATATAACACCAACCCTACACTTCAGGAGTGCACAAATCAGTCGATTCTTTCAGCAGCACTTCTTGGTGAGAGTTTACAGCTTTCACCATCTCCACAGCTTGGACACTATTACATGGTTCCGTTCAATAACACCAAGACAGGCACGAAGGAAGCACAGTTCCAGATGGGATACAAGGGATATATTCAGTTGGCTATCCGTTCCGGTCAGTATAAGAGACTGAATGTTGTCGCTATCAAGGAAGGCGAGCTTGAGTATTTTGATCCTTTAAGCGAGGACATCAAGGTTAATCTCATGGTTGATGACTGGGACAAGCGTGAAGAAGCCGAGACCATCGGCTATTATGCAATGTTTGAGCTCGTGAACGGCTTCAGAAAGACAATGTATTGGAGTAAGGCACAGATGCTTGCTCATGCGGACAAGTATTCACAGGCTTTCAGCAAGGATGCTGTAAAGATTAACACAAAGTATGGCGAGAAAGAAAAGGTGTCATTTGCTGACTATGAAGCCGGTAATTATGATCCGAGAGATTCGTGGATGTATTCATCATTCTGGTACAAGAATTTTGATGGCATGGCATATAAAACAATGCTCCGTCAGTTAATATCCAAGTGGGGTGTTATGAGTATTGATCTTCAGAGCGCATTTGAGCGTGATATGACCACTATGGATGGAGATGGAAATGTGACCTATGTGGAAAACGATACAGAGGAATATGTTGATTCCACTGCATCAGAAACGGAAGCAAAACCGGAACCGGAACAGGGCAAGGAAGAAGCACCTGTTATTGAACAGTCGCAGACTACACAGCAGAATCCTGCCGCCGCTGCACTGTTTTCATAATACTTGTTCATGGCAGATACACACATCACACAGTATAAGCCATTGTATATAGCCCTGCCGCTGATCCGGTGGCAGGGAGAAAGGAGCATTGATTGATGAATCCACAGTGGATAAAGAGCGCATCGTTGAATAGCAGAAAGTACAGGAATAAAAAGGTTGAGGTCGATGGGATACTGTTTGACAGTAAGAAAGAAGCAAACCGGTACATGGAGCTTAAGCTGCTTGAGAAAGCAGGAGAGATCACAGACCTCAAGAGACAGGTCAGATACGAGCTTATACCGAGACAGAGAGAACAATCGACTGAGATGTACAAGGCTGGACCTCATAAGGGCGAATATAAGCCCGGTAAGGTCATAGAACAGAGCTGCTACTATGTTGCCGATTTTGTCTACAAAGAGGGTGAGAATATAGTCGTGGAAGACACCAAGGGCATGAGAACAAAAGACTATGTGATCAAGCGGAAATTGATGCTCCACCGTTATGGAATACGAATAAAGGAGGTATAGAGGGTATGATGACAGACCTCATTGAAGAGAAGAAAAAAGAGCTGATATCAACACAGGATGTTGTTTATGAAGTCCTTGAAAAAGATATAGCAGCAAGAAGTAGTGACAACCGGTTGTACTATCTCGTATGTAAGCAGATTGGAGAAAAGCATGGATACAATATTGATCATGTTTCTGTGCCAAAGTTCTTCCTGCATCTGTCAGAGTTCGGCTTACCAACAACCGAGACAGTGAGACGCACAAGACAGAAGATACAGGCGGCAAATCCGTGGCTTGCCGGTAACAGATGTGTGCGATCGATGCGGCAGAAGAATGAGCAGGCTTTCAGGGAGTATGCAAGAAAATGAAAGGAGCACAGTGACTATGAGTGATAAAAAGAGCTTCGTCTTTTATACCGAATATAGAGAGCATTTAGAAATGCTTCCACCAGAGCAGATCGGTGAGTTGATGTTAGCTCTGATTGATTATCAGGAGACCGGTGAAGTCCCTGATCTGCCAAAGGGTAGTGCTCTTGCTATGTGCTTTTCATTCATTAAGAAACGGATGGATAAAGATAATACCAAGTATGAGGAGAAATGTGAGCGCAACAGATCCAATGGTAAGAAAGGCGGCAGACCAACAAACCAAATGGTTATTTCAGAAACCGAAGAAAACCCAAATAAACCGAATGGTTTATCAGAAAACCAAACGGTTATTTCAGAAACCAAGAAAAACCCAACCGAACCCAGAAAAGCCGATAATGAATATGATAATGATAATGAATATGATAATGATTGTGATAATGAGGAGTATATACATACTCCAGAAAAAATATGTGCTAACGCACATACAAAAAAGGCGGTCAAGTCACCCAAGAAGCCAGAACCGGTCGTGTATAGTGATGTGCCGGAATTGGATGAGGCTATTCATGAGTTCATTAAATTTCGCAAGGGCATGAAAAAACCGATGAGTGACAGGGCAGTCACCTTGATGATGAACAAGCTTGAGACATTATCCCATGACAAGTATGAGCAGGTACAGATACTGAACCAATCGATCATGCAGGGATGGACAGGGGTATATGAGCTTAAGGGAGAGAATAAGCAGTATTCCCATTCACCAAGAGCAAGCAACAACCGTGTAGCGGATCAGTTGGATGAATCATACAAGATGATGGCTGAATGGGCGCAGGAACGAGCAGAAAAGGGAGGCTTCGCAGATGAAGAAAGAGATGGATAATTCAGCAACAAGAAAAATTAAGTTGATCGCAAGACATTATGGCAAGGGTCGTCTGGTCAGACAGTGTATTTCATGCTTTGCATTATTGATCAATGTTTTTACCTGGTGGTGGAACAATGAGACGACTAGGAGAGAGGCAAGAAGTGAAACGGCAGAAATGAACAATACACTGGCAGAGCAGATCGCATGGGCTCAGATCACAACTGCTGCACTGGCAGAGTTATTCGGCATAGCAGATCAGGTCGATGAGCAGAGAGAGGTAGTTTTGACTGAGCTTATCGAGAAAGCCAAACAGGAGATCATTTATGAGCATGAAACAAAATAAACGATGTAACACCTGCAGACACAACCAGACCTGTACGCTTTCAGATACAGGCAGAGTATTACATGTCTGTGATCTTGATAATTCGTACATAGACGAGATCCGTCAGATGCATGGCAGGTGTGAAAAGTGGAGAGGAGTAAAGCGGAATGACGGAACAGGAGTTTGCGAAGTTCGCCATGGGGCTGAAAACTTATTACCCCAGAGAGAATTTACTGCCGAACAGACCGGCAATGGAACTCTGGTACAGACAGCTTCAGGATCTGCCGTATGAAGTGGCAGAGACAGCACTCAACAAATGGGTATCAACAAACAAATGGTCCCCAAGTATCGCAGAGATACGTCAGATGTGCTGTGAGGTAAGACAGGGAGAGATACCGGCATGGAGTGAGGCATGGGAGACCGTTTTACATGCGATCAGAATGTATGGATCATATAGACCGCAGGATGCAATGATGACACTTGATGATCTGACCGCAAGGACAGTGACACAGATCGGCGGATTTGTGAATATTTGCAGGAGTGAGAATATCGACATTGATCGGGCGAATTTCCGCATGGTCTATGAGGAGCTTGCAAAGCGGAAGCAAAAGGATGCGCTGATGCCTGCAAGGCTTAGAAGTGCGATACAGAAGATACAGAGCAACAGCATGATGATGTTGGAAGGGAGAGACAGAGATGTATAAATGCATTGACTGTCAGGCAGAGTTTGAAGAGCCGGACATGATCCGGGAGTGCATCGGTGAATATCAGGGACAGCCGGCATATGAACATACAGCAGTGTGCCCAAGTTGTGGATCCGGTAGTTTTGAAGAGGTAGCAGATGATGGAGATTGACGAAGCTATAAAGCATGAGAGATGGGAAGCAAGACATGCCGGATTGGAGAAAGATGCAGATGATACAGTTATTGAACTGAACAGACAGTATCATACAGAGATCGCAGATATGCTTGAGGAGTTGAAAGAACTCCGGAGAAAATAAATCAAAGAAAGGAGCCGAACCTCCGGCCGGGGTAACGATATATCGGGTTCCTTTTAAACATGAATTACAAAGAGTTTTTAGAAAGCAAGATAGAACTTGCAGTTGATAGTGGTTTTTCGGTTGACAAGAACCGTATTAACAAAGCATTAAAGCCACACCAGAGAGATGCAGTGGCATGGGCACTGAAAGGTGGACGTAGAGCCTTGTTTGAGTCTTTCGGACTTGGTAAGACTGCACAGGAAATAGAATTTTGTCACCTTGCAGCAGAACATACAGGTGGTAGAGCATTGATCGTATTACCACTTGGAGTTAAGCAGGAGTTTACAAGGGATGCCGTTGAACTCCTGGGCTATGAGAAACCAGAGTATTGCCGAACCATGGAAGAGGTTGAGGCAAGCACAAGTCAGATCGTTCTGACGAACTATGAGAGGGTGAGGGACGGAGACATCCGACCGGATTACTTCCAGGCAACCTCACTTGATGAAGCATCCGTCCTTAGATCATTCGGATCTAAAACATATCAGACGTTCCTTGAAAAGTTCAAAAACGTACCTTATAAGCTGGTAGCAACTGCTACACCATCACCGAATAAATATAAAGAGCTTATTCATTATGCTGGATATCTTGAAGTCATGGATACAGGACAGGCACTTACAAGATTCTTTCAGAGGGATTCAACAAAGGCAAATAACCTGACACTGTACCCAAACATGGAAGATGAGTTCTGGCTGTGGGTGAGTAGTTGGGCACTTTTCATTACAAAGCCATCGGATCTCAATCCAGATTATTCTGATAATGGTTATGACTTACCACCTCTGGATGTTAGATGGCATGAGATACCGGTTCACTATGGAGATACAGTTGATAAAGATGGGCAAATGGAGTTGTTTACACAGGCATCTGCAGGTTTGAAAGAAGCTGCAAAGGTGAAGCGTGAGAGTATCAATGAGAGAGTAGAAAAGATGCGTGAGATTGTAGACAGTTCGCCGGATGATCATTTTATATTGTGGCATGATCAGGAAGCAGAGAGACATGCGATCAAGAAAGCTCTGCCGGAGACAGTGGATATATACGGATCTATGGATTATGACCTTAGAGAACAGAGAGTTATAGACTTCTCAGAAGGTAGAACGAGACTATTTGCAACAAAGAAGTCAATCAGTGGTTCAGGATGTAACTTTCAGCGGTTCTGCCACCGGGAGATATTTGTTGGTATTGATTATGAGTTCAATGACTTCATACAGGCTATTCACAGATGCTATAGATTCTTGCAAAAAGAAACTGTTGTTATAGACATAATCTATATGGAGAATGAGCGAGAGATTAAAAATGCTTTAATCGAGAAATGGAAGAATCATGATCATATGGTGCAGAAGATGATCGAGATCGTGAAAAAGTATGGCCTTGATTCAGCAAATAAAACAGAGAAGTTAGAAAGGAAGATGGGTGTGGAAGGTACAAGAGAAGAAAGAACAGTAAGAGGAAATCATTATGAAGCCGTATATGGTGACTGTGTGGAAGAAACAAGAGCGATGGAAAGCAACAGCATTGATTTGATCCATACGTCAATACCATTCGGTAATCATTATGAATATTCAGCAAATTATAACGATTTTGGACACAATCAGAATACAGAGAGGTTCTTTGAACAGATGGATTTCTTGACACCGGAGCTTTTAAGGGTGTTGAAGCCGGGAAGAGTTGCAGCTATTCATGTTAAAGACAGAGTGCTGTTCGGAAATGCTACCGGAACAGGAATGCCAACTATTGAACCATTTCATGCTGACTGTATAGAACATTATATGAGCCATGGATTTCAGTATTTTGGCATGATCACAGTTGTGACGGATGTTGTCAGAGAGAACAACCAGACCTACCGCCTTGGATGGACGGAACAGTGTAAGGATGGTACCAAGATGGGAGTTGGATGCCCTGAATATATTTTACTGTTCCGCAAACTGCCAACGGATCACAGCAAGGCATACGCTGATGAGCCGGTTACTAAGTCCAAGGATGAATACACAAGGGCACAGTGGCAGATAGATGCTCACGGATACTGGAGAAGCTCGGGAGACAGGCTTGTGAGTAAAGAAGAACTTGAGGGCGTATCTGTGGACAACTTACAGAGAGTATACAGACAGTACAGCAGAGAGCATGCATATAACTATGAGGATCATGTGGCACTTGCAAAGGAGCTTGATATGGATGGAAGATTACCAGCTACATTCATGGTAGTAGCTCCGGGATCATGGAACCAGCTTGAGGTATGGGATGATATTAACAGAATGAGAACTCTTAATACGACACAGAGCCAGAGAAGGGCAACCATGCATGTATGTCCTTTACAGCTTGATATCGTTGAGAGGATTATCAACAGGTACAGCAATCCGGGTGACGTGGTATATGATCCGTTCGGCGGTCTTATGACTGTACCGATGATGGCGGTCAAGATGCACAGATTTGGCAAGGGATGTGAGCTCAATCCGGATTACTTCAGAGATGGTGTTGGATATTTACAGGCAGAGGAGAATGAGGTTGATTCACCGACATTGTTTGACTTTCTGGAGGTGGGCGACGATGGAAAATGATTTGGTTACTCGTGTATTTGGCGAGGATGGAGAGCTGGACATTGATAAGCCAGATGATGGGCTTGCTGAGTACAAGCAGCGAAAGAAAGAAGCGAGAGATCGCATGATTGCGTTACAGAGACAACCGTATGAGGTCAAGGTTGCACGATCAAAATTAAGAGCCTATGAGTTCATAGAGCAGATGGACAAGCGAGATAAAAATGCTCATGTGAGTGTGGGTGGACTTGATAGTATCACATTACACGTATTCCTGAAGTCGATAGGAATCAATGTTCCAGCGGTATCGGTATCATCTCTGGAAGATAAGAGCATACAGCGAGTACATAAAGCTCTTGGAGTAACGATTTTGAAGCCGCTTAAGACAAAAGTAGAAGTGCTCAATGAAGTTGGATTCCCGGTTATCAGTAAGAGAATAGCTGGCAAGATTGCCCTACTTCAGAACCCTACAGAGAACAATAAGACAGTCAGACATGCAATAATCACAGGTGAATGCGGAGAGCTTGGACACTTCCAGAAAAACAGTCGCATGAAGCTTCCACAGAAGTGGCTCAATCTGTTTGGCGGATATGAGAACGAGAATGAAGGGGTTATGTATTACAAACCGAATTTCAAGGTATCAAATGATTGTTGCTATTATTTGAAAGAAAAGCCATGTGACGACTGGGCAAGAGAACATTCAAGTTATCCGTTTCTTGGCATGATGGCATCCGAAGGTGGTCAGAGAGAAGAAGCTCTTACAGATCATGGGTGCAATTACTATGGCAAGACAGTAATGAGATCAGCACCATTTGCACCATACCTCAGATATGACATTTTAAGACTTGCGCAGGAGATGGATGCCTGGTATCACGATCACACAGATGTATTTGCAAAGCTTTATTATGAGCAGCCATACAGCAAGGACAAGGATGGAAATGTAATACCGTATGAACCGGTTGATACAATCATACCGGCTATATATGGTCAGATCGTGAATGATAACGGAGAACTTAGGACAACAGGAGCACAGAGAACCGGATGCAGTATGTGTGGTTTTGGAATTCACATGGAAGAACGACCGCACAGGTTTGACAGGCTCAGAGAACGGAACCAAAAGGAATGGGAGTTTTACATGTACCGGTGCTGCACGGATCCGAAGACTGGTGAGAAGTTCGGTTGGGGAAGAGTGTTAGATTACATAGGTGTCGCATGGGAAGATTACCCGGCAATTCAGATGGAGTTGCCATTAGATCAGATGATGTAGCGTCGAAATTTGAACTTTGAAAATTGAATAATGATGGTTGGAGTGGTATAATTTTTTTTATCAAATTGCGAAAGGAAGAAAATATGAAAAGTAAAAAATTTTTGGTAACACCATATAGTTTTATTGCGAAAAAACTAGAAAATTGGAAGTGCGAAAAATGCGGAAGTTTAGAGGAACCGACAATTTATGGTAAAAAAGACGATAATGGAGAAATCGTTGAGATGTATATTAAATGTAAAAATTGTGATAGATTAATTACGGTATCAAAATTTGAATAATAATATATAACTCTACCAACCATCATTATTCGATGGTTGGTATTTTTTTGCGCAAAAATAGAAAAGGAGAAACAACATGACGAATTTTGAGATAGAAATTACATACAACATGATCTGCCGACCGGGGCAGGTCGTGCGAATCCATACAAAAGAAACCACCAGTGGGCGGAATTTTATCATGACATGGAAGAAATGGACCATTGTGGAGGTTTACGATCATCACATAGTGATGAAGAGCGAATACGGTTACCGGGAGAGCTTCACCAGAATAGATATTGTTGAGATGATCAGGAGAGGAGAGATTCGATGGAAATAGTACCAGTACAGGATAAGAGCTGTGAGACATGCAAATATCAGAGTAGATGTAAAACAGATGAGCCATGCGCACACTGTACCAAGAATGCGACGGATAACTATGAGCCAATGACCAACGGAGATTATATCCGGTCGCTCAGTGATGTTGATCTTGCGCAGATTGTAATGTGCCCGAATGAGATAGGGTTTGATGAAGTAGAATGCCACAAGCATGATAAGTTTTGCCAGGAATGTACATTGAACTGGCTTATGGCAGAAAGAGAGGTTGAGGTGGATGAAAATATATGAATATAAGGGCAAGCATTATAGTGAAGAAGACACGTCTCTTTATGATGAGGATTATGGTGGAGATTTATATGATCTGTATTGGGAATTAAAGCAGGATGGTGAATGTGATGAGGATACGGTTTATTATGCACAACCTGATGGAGAAAATAACTATTCAAGTCCAGAAGAATTGATTGAATCAGAGTTTTCGGACTTAGTAATTGATGAGGAGGAGAGTGACGATGATGAAAGATAGGTATTTATTCAAGGCAAAGAGAGTTGATAATGGAGAATGGGTTACAGGATATTATGTAAAAGGTTTAGATATGTATGACAAAGAAGTTCATCTAATATTTGAACCTGCCACAATATTTTATTCTAATGGCGAAACAGATGGGTGGAACGAAATAGACCCGCCCACAATCTGCCAATGCACAGGCTTAAAAGATAAGAATGGTAATCTTATTTGGGAGAATGATATTGTAAAAGATTTCTTCAGTGATGCGTGCGCACCAATTAGATATGGCAGTTATCAAAACTGTTTTGATAGCACAAAAGCAGAGCATATCGGATTTTATGTAGATTGGTCGGGAAAGTATACTAAATATTACAGAAAAGATTTTGGTTATTGGATTCATATGGTTGATATAGAAGTTATTGGCAACATATTTGACAATCCAGAATTATTAGAAAGTGAGGAATAATATGACAGAGCGTGAAGCTATCGAAGAACTAAAATATGATTGCAATGAACTTGGTAAAGCAATTCCATGTGATACTTCATGGGGAAGTTCTTTTGAAAATGCTTATGGAATGGCAATACAGGCACTTGAAAAACTTGCAGAGTATGAGGACTTAGAGAAGCATGGCAGACTTATCAAGTTACCTTGCAAGGTGGGGGATACAGTATGGGATATTGACTATGGCATACCTTTTGCATGTACAATAACAGCCTTTTCATTTGGTGAATGTGAAGAATACATTTGTGAACCTGTTACAACAAAAGAAGTCGTATTCTATTATGCAAAATCGAGTGGAAGTATCACAGGAAGTTTTGCAGAAAGTGCAATCGGTGAGTCGGTATTCTTGAACAAATCCGAAGCAGAAGCAAAACTGAAAGAATTGAGAGGTGGAGAAGATGAATGATAAGCAGAGCAATCTAACAGTCAAAGAAGAGGAAGATTTACAGAGTGTGAGAACAATAAATATAAATAAGGCTAAGGTCGATAGCTTAGAAATAATTGTACGAACGATAGATGATAAGCCTTATTATGAATTGAAGTACAGACTGGTTGGTGAAAAAGACTATTCTATTGGATATAGTTCTTACGATTTAAAAATTGTATTAGGTTGCATTGATAAATATTTTAAAATTGTGAAAAGCGATAAGCAGACCAATGCAGACAGAATAAGGAATATGTCGGATGAAGAGTTGGCGAGTGTACTATTTAGTGGTTGTATTGATTCTATGAATTTGGAAAAGTGCCCTTGTGTTAGTGAAAGTGAACTCGATAACGATAAAATTAGAAAAATGTGTAAAAAATGCACACTTGAATGGCTTCAATCAGAAGCGGAATAGGAGAAAACATGGCTAAGTCGGATAGAAAGTTACATGAGGCAAGAATGGCTGGTGCAATATGGATCATGAAGCTGATCGAGGATAAGGGCATGGAAGAGGCTAAGAAAGAGCTTGCAGCAAGGAGAGCCATGTTCATTCCGTTAGAGATCAACCAGGCACAACTGGAAGAATCAGTTGAGAAGATCAAGATGAATACGATCGATACTGTGCTGATCATGTCCTGTATGGTGTTGAGAGATGAGTTTGGATTTGGACAGAAAAGGATCAAACAGTTCTTTGACCGATTCAATTTGAAGACAGAGTGTATATGTGATGGAGATGTGATCTGGGATGATTTCATAGATGCACTGAGGGAAGAAACCGGAATAGAGTTCTCCATCAGAGAAAATAAGTAAGTGAGGTGATAAGATAGTGAATATAGCGAAAGAGTACCTGAAACAGGTCGAAACGCTTGATACGAAAATACAGCAGAAGAAGATAGAATTAGATAGCCTTAAGGACAATGCAATAGGCTTGGGAGCATTTGACTATTCCAAGGAGAAAGTACAGACAAGCGCATCTGAATCATTGAGCGTGAAAGTAGCGAAGTATGTTGATTTTGAGAGAGAGCTGCAGGAGGATAATGCCAGATTTGCGGAACTCAAGCATAGAGTGATCAATCAGATCCACAGTTTGAACAATCCTATCTACATGAAGATTCTGTTTAAGAAGTATATAGAGTACAAGTCATTAAAGGATATAGCATCTGAAATAAAGTATTCATATGACAGGACAAAACATATTCATGGAGTTGCTCTTGAGGCATTTCGGATAAAGATTTTGAAAAGTTGACACCAAATAGCACCATTTAGCACCGAATAGCACCTAGCAACTGTGATATACTGTAGTGGTAAAATTATATAGTATTGATTCATAAGGGACATAGCCGTTGCCATAGGTTGTGTCCCTTTCCTTTATGCCCAGTGGTTATACAAACCCTCTCCCACCCCTTTAATGTGAATGATAATCTCTTGCCACTGGGCTATTTTGTTTGAGGTGTGATATGAGTGAGATTAAAAGGTTTGAGGTCGTGAGGCCTGAATATAGTTTTGAATACATACATCCTGTACTTGGTAGATTGGCATTACCGATAGCCATGATAAAGGTGATGGTTAAGTGCACTAAGATATACAAACTTCAGCCGACTATAAAGTTGGGTGTGAAAGTAAAGAGTGTATGTAAACCGCTGTACAAGATTGTGATCCCGAAGAGAGTGAGAAAGAAACAGAAGTAATAGAAAGAAGGTGTGACATTATGGCTAAACTGACAGCTAAACAGCAGAGATTCTGTGATGAATACCTGATTGACCTTAATGCCACACAGGCGGCTATAAGGGCGGGATACTCAAAGAAAACAGCATATAAGGCAAGTGATTGGCTGAATGAAAAAAGCCAAGAAAAACCAAGTTCAAAATTTAATAGAGCTATGAGGGAGTACATAGACAATAGACTGGCCGAGAAAGAAAAAGCCTTAATTGCCGATCAGGACGAAGTCCTTAAGTATCTCACTTCTGTGATGCGTGGTGAAAGCGTATCAACTGAGATAGTTGTTGAGGGCACTGGTGATGGGTGCTCAGAAGCAAGGGCAATGGAGAAAGAACCATCGGAGAAAGAACGCTTGAAAGCTGCAGAGCTTTTAGGTAAGAGATATGGTCTGTATACCGAGAAGGTGGAGGCTGATGTAGATGCGGATCTCAACATTAACATCGACTATGGCAATGATGACGATGCCGGCGGTGATGCTGATTGAATATTAATATAAAAGCAAATCCGGGGTTCAAGGAAGTAGACCGGAGCAAGAAGCGATATATCGTGATGAAAGGCTCTGCAGGATCAGGGAAGAGTGTTGATACGGCACAGAATTACATATTGAGGCTAATGCAGGACAAAGGCAGAAACCTTGTTGCAATGCGGAAATCTGATATAACAAACAGAGATAGTACATTCGCTGAACTGACCGGATCTCTTTATAAGATATTTGGAGATAAGGTCGATAATTATTGGAAAATCAATAGAAGTCCGTTGAGCCTTACATGTAAACATAACGGAAACCAGATTATATTCCGTGGCATGAACGACGATAGACAGCGTGAAAAGTTGAAGTCAATCACATTTCCACGGGGTAAACTTACGGATGTATGGCTTGAAGAAGCCACTGAATTTACGCAGGCAGACCTAGAGATAATAGATGACAGATTGCGTGGAGAATTGCCACAAGGGCAGTTCTACCAGATAAGAATGACCTTCAATCCAGTGAACAAAAACCACTGGATAAAGAAGGTCTTTTTTGATAGATACGATCCTGATGTGTTGACACATCACAGCACATATTTGGGGAATCGCTTCATAGATGCGGCATATCACCGCCGTATGGAGCGTAGGAAAGAAGTTGATCCTGAGGGATATCAGATATATGGGCTTGGAGAATGGGGTGAGATAGGCGGTCTCATTCTGCACAACTGGGAAGTTGCAGAGGTATCTCAGAATCTTAATGATTACGATGATATAGCAATAGGTCAAGACTTTGGATTTAACCATGCCAATGCCACCCTTCTTCTTGGCATTAAGGATGACAACATATATATCATAGATGAGATATATGAGCATGAGAAAGAAACAGCGGAGATCATACCGCTGGCAATTAAGCATGCTATCCCAACTAATAAGATTATGTGGTGTGATAGTGCAGAACCGGACAGAATAAAGACCTGGAAGGGTGCTGGATATAGAGCCAAGGGAGTTAACAAAGGTGGTTCAAACGGATCTGTAAAAGCGCAGATAGACTGGTTGAAAGGTGTGACAGATAAAAGCCATACAGTACGCAGAAGGATATATGTAGCCCCTCATTGTGTAAACACGATCAAGGAGTTGCAACAGTGGAAATGGAAAAAAGATGAAAAGACAGGCGAATATCTTGATGAGCCTGTACCAGTAATGGACGATGCAATGGCAGCTCTTAGGTACGGCATTGAGGGATGGCGCAAGTCTCGTTCATGGCTGATATAGATTAACATGAAGGAGATGGAAAAGGTGTTAACCACTGATGAAATAAAGGTATTGATTGATAATGACAAAACATCAGACAAGAAGCAGTTTGCCAGAACAGGCGAACGCTACTATGACGGAGATCACGACATAAAGAAGTATAGATTGTTTTACTACAATGCTGACGGCAAGTTAGTAGAGGATCTAACACGGAGCAATGTGAGGATATCGCATCCGTTCTTTACTGAGCTTGTAGATCAGTGTACTCAGTATGTGATGTCTGGTGATCGTTTTGTTGTAGCAGATGATCAAAAGCTACAGACCTATATGGATAACTATTTTAACAACAATGATAGCTTTATATCTGAATTATCAGACTGTATCACAGATAGTCAGGTAAAGGGCTGGGCATATATGTATGCATACAAAAATGCAAAAGATAAGATGGCATTTGCGGCGGCTGATGCGCTGGATGTAATAGAAGTCAGAGAAAAAGATGCGGACGATGGATGCAAATATACGATATACCATTACATTGAACGCATCGACAAGGGTAGGAAGATAATAAAACGCATACAGGTATGGGATGAAAAAGAAACATGGTTCTATACTCAGGTTGATGGTGGAGATATACAGCTTGATGAATCAAAGCAGGTAAACCCAAGACCGCATGTATTATATACACAAGGAAAGAAAGCTACTACTTACTTTGATGGATTTGGGTATATCCCATTTATCCGGCTGGACAACAATAAGAAACAGTTTTCAAGTCTTAAACCGGTAAAACCACTTATTGATGACTATGATTTGATGGCTTCAAGCCTGTCAAACAATCTCATTGACTTTGATTCCCCAATCTATGCAATAAAAGGATTTGAGGGAGATAATCTTGATGAGCTTCAGACAAACCTTAAGACAAAGAAGATAGTTGGTTTAGGGGAAGAGGGCGGAATTGACATTAAAACTGTTGATGTCCCATATCAGGCACGACAGGCGAAGCTTGAACTTGACGAGAAGAACATATACCGGTTTGGTATGGGGCTAAACACCGCCGGGCTTAAGGACACAAGTGCAACTACAAACATTGCAATTAAGGCAGCATATTCATTGCTTGATCTGAAAGCAAAAAAGATAGAGAAAAATCTCAAGAAGATGCTGCGTAAACTGGTTGAGATAGTCGTAGATGAGATTAACAATGCGGATGGAACCGCATATCAGGTTGAGGATGTCCGGTTTGAGTTTACTCATGAGATTATGAGTAATGCGCAGGAAAATGCACAGATCAAACTGACCGAAGCACAAACCAGACAGGCAGAGATTAATACGATCTTGAGCGTTGCAAATGTGCTTGATGATGAGACTGTAGTTAAGGCTATTTGCGATTGGTTAGATATTGACTATGAGGAGATAAAAGACAAGTTACCGGCAAGGGAAGAAGACGATACGAAAAAAGCGCAGGATCTGTTGAAAGAGGTAAATGTAGAGACTGGTGGTGAAGAATAAAGATGGAGAATGTAACATATTGCAAAATAGATAGCAATTTGAGAAAGATTACACTTCCGGGAAATGAGAAGATACTCGGAGTATATCATGATAAAAATGTGACAAGAAAGCATTTTAAAATGCCGAGATATTATCAGAATAATGATATGTCTGAGTTTAGCATAAAGGTCAATTATGTGAATGAGGATAATGAGACGGATTGTTATGCTGTCGATGACTTAGCTGTGACCGATGAAGATTATATCACATTCTCATGGCTTGTAGGTGCTACGGCTTGCAGAGTCCCTGGTACGGTTGGTTTCGTGATCTGCTTTACTAAGGTAGATCACGAATCAAATATAACACAGGAATACAATACAGAACTTGCGGTTGGAAAGGTTCTCGATGGCTGTGAATTCGGAGAAGTGTCTAATGATAAGACGGAAAAAGATATAATTGCACAGTTCCGTCTGTCATTGCAGCAATTAAAAGATGAGCAGGACAAAGCTGTAAAGGAAATAGGAACAAGCATTGATGATCTTAACAGAAAATTTGAAGATAAATGCACAGAAGTTGATGGTTTGCTTGATACAAAGGCAAGCACAAAAGATGTGATTGTGAATCTTCTTCCAAAGAAGGCTGCCAGTACATTTACAAATATGGGAGTTACTATAAAAAATGATAACGAAGGAGTATATACAGTAAGTGGAACTGCTGAACAAAATGTAATTTTTGGTCTTGGTGGTTGGATTTCACCTAAACAATTTAAAACAAAGTTGTTGGGCGCACCGACTGGAAGTAGTATTGATACATACTATATAGATTCTTCATCTGGAAATGCCTATGCAGAAGGGCTTATTCTTGAACCAAATAAAATGATTGGAGTTCCGCATATCGTCATAAAAAAAGGTGTAACGCTGAACAATGTGAAGTTCAAACCAATGCTTACAGCATGTTTGGATGCTACATATGACGACTATGTACCTAATGTTGCATCTCCATATACCGCAACAACTTTTAGTAAGGTATTTTCAGAATTTGTTAATGCAACACAGAAAACAGAAAATGATTTAAAAAAATCTGTCAGTGATGGCAAGACATTGCTTGCGGAGGCTATCACTGAAAAAGGAATTGATACCGCAAGCACAGCGTCGTTTAGCACGATGGCTAAGAATATTCAGCAGATTCCAACAGCCGGATATGGAGTGAGCGGATATGTCGATACAACGATACAGGCAGACGGTTCACTGACAGCCATATATGGCTTGTATGAAGAACAGGAGGCATAATGAGTATATTAGGGTATAAGACTATAAAACTGTATAAAACGAAGGTTACACTGGGCAGCAGCTCGGAAGAATATGAGGCAGATATAACAGATGAGAAGATGCAGGAGATTGCTACAGCTTTGGGTTGTAATTTACAGATTATGACAAGTGGTAGCAAGTGGCTGCTTTACAAGGGCAATAATACGGATAATGGCTGGTTATGTCAGATTGTCAGTGGCTATTTTGAGGTTCGAAGATATATCAACGGTCAGGCAACTTCAACAAATACCACTGGCACTAATATGCAGTGCCGTGTTTTACTAACAAATTCAGCGGTCTTAAAGAATCTGTCATTGCGCTATTCAAAAGGAAAGAATGGAGCATCACTTTTTAAATTTGGCACAGAGGAAAATGCAATCTTACAATATTGTATATGTGAGGCATCCGTTGTTGGCACAGATGAAAAAATAGCTGTATATGGATATATTTCAGGTGGAAGCTATATGTTTTCATTATCCGACAGCACATCAATAATTTATAATTTGGATAACTATTATGGATATGCTGACAATATGGTTCTTATGAGTGCGATTGCATTAAAAGATAAAAATGCAATCGTTGACGGACTTTATAGATGCGACATAAATAAATACACAGATGAGCATTATGTGTTTGATCTAAATGGGAAAAAGTATATTACGAGTGATGGTGGAATACCCATGAAATGGGCAATCGAGCTTGATGATTCAATGTTAGAGTAATATGAACAAGAGACAGAAAGAAGTAATCGAGGAACAACTGCATAACGAGGAAAAAACTATAGCAAGTCTGAAGAATACATATAAGCAGGCACTGAAAGATTGTGAGCAGAAGATCAGAGAGTTGTCTGCAAGAACTGACATGGAGAATTTGCAGAGCATCATATACCAGAAACAATATCAGGAGGCTTTGAAAGCACAACTTGAAGGAGTTCTTGCCAACTTACAGTCAAATTCCTATGCAACGGTGTCTGATTATCTTACGAAGTGCTACAGGGATGGGTACACAGGTGTCATGTATGACCTGCAGCAGACAGGTATTCCGATCATCATGCCGATAGATCAGGCGGCAGTTGTGAGAGCTATTCAGACGGACAGCAAGCTCAGTAAGTCACTCTACGACAAAATGGGCGAGGATGTGACATACCTCAAAAAGGCTGTCAGGGCTGAGGTGTCAAGAGGCATTGCAAATGGCTCAACGTGGAATGAGGTGGCTGGTAAGCTCTCAAGGCATATGGCAAATACACCATTCCAGAGGGCTTATAACAATTCTATCCGCATTGCAAGAACTGAGGGGCATCGTATACAGGTACAGTCAGCGTTGGACGCTCAGCACGTAGCAAAGAGCAAAGGTGCGGACATAGTAAAGCAGTGGGATTCCACTCTTGATGGCAATACAAGAGATCTGCATAGACTGCTTGATGGACAGATTCGTGAAATAGATGAACCTTTTGAAGCTGGTGGTTGTAAGGTCGAGGCTCCTGGAATGTTTGGAGATCCGGCAGAGGATTGTAATTGCCGGTGCTGCTTATTGCAGAGAGCAAGATGGGCATTGGATGATGATGAGCTTCAGCGACTGAAAGATCGAGCGGAATACTTCGGGCTGGATAAGACGACAGACTTTGAGGAGTACAAAGAAAAGTATTTTAAGGTGTCGTTTGAGATTACGCATGAAAAAGAACAAAGTAAGCCAAAATATATTTATCAAGACACAGTTATTCATAAAAAAATAATAGAATCTCCGGATTACAGAAGAAAATTCAACCAAGTATCAGATAGTGATAGGGTTAATAGAATCGCATGGCAGCGATCAAAAGAAATGTTAACTCATCGTTCGGGAACAAGATACGAGGATATTGCTTTTGTTGACTATTTGACTGGAAAATCAAAAATAAATAAGGAGTATCATGAGGAAAGTACAGCAAAGCCAAATAAAGGAATGATAGAAATGTTGTACAACAGCAAGCCAAATACAATCATAGCAATCCATAATCATCCAGGAAGTAGCGTGCCAAGTTTGGCAGATTTAATGACTTGCAAAAAACGTGCTTATAAATTTGGACTAGTTGTATGCCATGATGGGAAAATATATAAATATTCAGTGGATAAAGAGAAATTTAATGCGCCAATAGCGTCATCTGCACTTGCTCAATTAGAGATAAAGGGTTATAATGACAATGTGAGAAGTATATTTGAAGATGCTGGAGTAAAAATGGAGGTGTTATAATGGATAAAGAGACAGAATATCAGAGAATATGCGATAAACTAGGCTTTATTCCATCGGAATTTAAAGCACCTGATTTTGAAACAGAGGATGATTCTTGGACTAACCCTTTTTCAGCTCTGACAGTTGAAGAAAACGTTTTTTTGTATGAGAACGGATATTTGAATAATAAATAAAGAACTAAAACATAATATTTAGTTAATTCAGACCATGATAAAAACATGGTCTTTTTTTATGCCCAAAATCGGCTTAAGGCGGTAAAACTGTGACGATAAAATAACTCCGGCAAGAGTGATAACTGCCATGTGTGGCTACGATTAAAGCCAAGAAAGGATGGAACAATGGAATTAAAGGAACTGTTAGGAGAAGAATTGTACAAACAGGTACAGGCAAAGATTGACGAGAAGAACAGCGCAGAGACGGATAAACTCAAGCATGTAAGATATACAGATCTGTCCGAGGGCAAGTACGTCAGTAAAGAGAAGTATGATTCAGAGCTTGAAAAACTCAATGGACTGATCACCGGCAAAGACACGGAGATTGGCAATGCAAATAAGCTCATTGAGGAACTGAAAAAAGCATCTAAAGGCGATGAGGGGATGCAGCAGAAGATTTCTACTTATGAAGCTGAAAATACAAGACTGCAGCAGGAACTTGAGGAAACGAGAGTTAATTCAGCTATTAAGGTTGCATTATTATCTGCTCATGTAAGTGATGTTGATTATGTTGCTTACAAATTAAAGGCAAACCTGAAAGAAAAGAATACGGAGCTTAAACTGGACGATGATGGCAACATCAAAGGATGGGATAGCATGCTTACAGATCTCAAGACACAGCTTCCGAACCAGTTTGAAAGTGCTGGAAGTAACCAGAAGAACATCCTTGAAAATCAGCTTCAGAAGGGTGATCCGAACGCAAATAACAGTGAGCCGAAGACACTTGCAGAGGCATTAAAACAGCAGTATGAAAATGCAAATAATAACCAGTAAAAGAAAGGAATGGTGAAAACTATGGCAATGACATTAGAAGAACTTAAGAAAGGTATGAGTGATAAGGTATTCTCACAGATCGTGGATATCTTTCTCAGACAGTCAACAATACTTCAGATGCTCACATTTGATGACTGTGTATCAGCATCAGGTGGTGGCTCAACAATGAAGTATAAGTATCTCAGAAAGGTACTTCCAGCAACAGCAGAGTTCAGAAAGATAGGTGGCTCTTACACTGCATCAGCGGCTACTAAGCAGGAGTGCGAGGCTAATCTTGCAATCATGGGCGGAGCTGTTCAGATGGACAGAGTGCTCAATAGAGTAGCAGGCAACTTTGACAATATGGCATATCAGATAGAGGAACATATCAAGGCAGTGGTAAACCTCTTCCACTATACACTGATCAATGGTGATGCAACTACAACAGCATCAACTGATCACCCTGAGTTCCAGGGACTTGATTCCATGCTCGCAGGAACAACGACAGAATACGGCACAGACAAGGCTATTGATCTGTCATCTATCACAGCGATCAAGTCTAATGCTGATGAGTTCTATGAGGCACTGAGCCTTCTTGTCAAGACTACAGATGCTGATGCAGTGCTTACAAACACAGAGATGATCACAAAGATTCAGACTGTAGCCCGTATCCTTGGATACAAGACTGAGAGTGAGGAAGCATTCGGAAAGCGTATCACTACTATTGATGGTGTCAAGCTTGTTGATATGCAGGACTATTACACTGTAAGCGACGGCTCTGCAACTGCTGGCCATGTTGTCAAGAAGGGACTTTCAAGAACCATCGCAAAGGAGAGTTCGGCAACAACAGGTCTTACAGACGTCTATGCAGTCAAATTCGATGTTAATGATGGATTCCACGGAATCAGTCTGAATGGTGGTTCTGTAATCGATCAGTATCTTCCAAACTTCAACGAGCCTGGCACTGTCAAGGACGCAGAGGTTGAGATGATCGCAGCTACAGTCCTGAAGAATACACAGCATGCAGGTGTACTCAGAAATATCAAGATTGCATAAGGAAGGATGGGTGATTGAATATGGCAACAAAGGAAACAAAGACCGTAGAACAGACAAGTGAAGTTATTGAGCCTGTAGTGGCAGAGCCAAAGACAGAGAGTGAGCCTACAGGCTGGACAGTATCGGTTAATAATAACGATACTTACTGTGGAATTGGCGCTGGTGGTGTCCAGTTCGCAAACGGAAAGGCAGAGATCACATCTAAGCGTATGGCAGATTGGTTCACGGAGCATGACGGATATACTGTTATCCCTAAGAAGTAAGGTGGTGATCGTATGATCATGACTGTTGATGAACTGAAAGAGTATGTTGATACTGGTGCAGTAAAGGATAAGGTGCTTGAAGTAAAGCTTCAGGCACTGGAACTCCTGATCAGAAAATATACAAATAATAATTTTCAGGACAGGAACAGGCGGTTTGTTGCTCCTGTGGACGCTGTGACAGGCTTTCAGTATGCATCTGAGCTGTTCAAGGTTGGCGACACTATACAGGTGTCAGAGTCACGCTACAACGATGGCTTGTACACCATCAAAGCTGTGGATATGGACAATGGACATATAGAGGTGAATGAGAAGCTTGTAAGCGAACCGGTCGCCATGGTGACAAAGATAGTATATCCGATGGATATCAAGCTGGGAGTAGCCAACATGCTTTCATGGGACCTGAACAACCGAGATAAGGTCGGTGTACAGTCTGAGACCATCAGTAGGCATTCTGTGACCTATTTCAACATGGACGGCGACAATTCCCTCATGGGATATCCAAAGTCACTGCTTGGCTTTTTAAAGCCATACATGAAAGCGAGGTTTTGAACATGAGAGGAATAGTCGGAAATGCAGTTGCAGATATACAGGTAAAAAGCATAAGCAGAAATGAGATAGGCGAACAGGAAGTTGCATGGATATCTGAAGATACCTTGACCGGATGGCTTGACCTCTCAGGCGGTGACAGCAAGTACACAACATACAATGCCAAGGTGCAGGAATCCACGCATATGTTCATAGCTGATTATAAACAGCTCAGTGACATGATAAAGTCAGAGAATAGCCGTATGGTGATTAATGGCCAGGTATATGACATCATGCTGATAGATGACCCCATGGGCATGCATGAGCAGCTTGAGATATATCTGAAGTATACAGGAGGGCAGTAATGGGAAATGTGGAGTTCACAGACAACAGAATAAAGGTTGAGGCAGCTCTGAATGATGCTATTGTTGCATTCCTGTATGAAGTTGCTGTAGAGGTTGAGGCTCAGACCAAGATAGCACAGACAAGAGTTGATACAGGTCACACCAAAGGCGAATGGACTCACTATGTCGATGAAGATAAGGGTGAGGCTGTAATTGGAAATCCTAGGGAGAATGCTATCTGGGAAGAATACGGCACAGGCGAATATGCTTTGAAAAAGAATGGCCGTAAAGGCGGATGGTGGGCTCCTGTGGGACCTGATGGAATGAGTTTAAAACAAGCCAGCAAATTCAGTAAGGTAAAAAAGGATAAGGCAGGAAATATAGTAGCTGTTTTTACCTATGGTAAGAAACCTCTCAGGCCTTTACAGAAAGCCTTCGACAAGAGCAAGAGCGAGATCATTAAGCGACTTGGATCTATTCTCAATCAGACATTTAGAGAGTAAGGCGGTGATGGCATGACAGGCGAGACATTATCATATATCAACAGTGTACTCACAGATGAGCTTGAGATACCATATGCATTCATGGAGTGGCAGGATGACCCACCGGAGGCATACTTTGTTGGTGAATACTCCGAGGGTGACACTCCTGAAGAGGATGGATGTCAGGAAATAACATTCATCATAGATGGATTCACAAGAGGCTCATGGTTCAGTCTGGAGAAGTACAAGCAGAAGATAGAACAGAATATTGAACGGACGGCAATCCTTGCAAGTGGTGCGGGGGTTGCCGTTTTTTATGGGAATGCGTCACCAGTGCCAACAGGGGATGCAGACCTCAAACGGATACAGATCAATTTGACGATTAAAGAATATAAGAATGGAAGGTGATTATAACATGGCAGATACATTAACTTTTGAAGAGTTTAAGTCATCCGGTATCACAGACAAGACACCGAAGAACATTGTGTTTGGTGCCGGAACGATTCACAAAGGGCTCAAGTATGACGCATCAAAAAAGACATGGAACTTTGCTGAATCTCTGATCGGTGCTACATCCGGCGGAACGAAGCTGTCTATTAAGCCGGAACTTAAGGATATTGAAGTAGATGGAGCAGTGGTTAAGGTTAAGGATTTGACGGTTAAAACTGGCGAGACAGCACAGATGGATACTAACATGGTGGAGCTGTCGCCTGAGACGATCAAGATGGCTATTATCGGGCAGAATGGCACATCAACAGCGGAAGGATACGATGTGATCGAATCCAAGGCAAGAATTGAAAAGGATGATTATATCGAAAACTTTGGATATATTGGAAGATTCTTAGATGGTCGTCCTGTTATCGTGATCTTTGACAATGCTCTCTGTACATCAGGCCTTGAGATAGAGGGCAAGAACAAGGAGAATGGCACATTTGCGCTGACAATGGAGTGCTATGCGGATCTGTCACCAGCAGCTGATACACTGCCATACCACATCTATCTGCCTACCGGCACGACAACGGAGCAGGTTCAGCAGTCTATAGATTCCAGTACAAAAGTAACAGACTAATTGACATAGAAAAGGAGAGATAATCATGGGAACAACCGAGATAAAAGAGAACAAAGATATAGAAGTAGTAGAGAATGCTGAAGTAGTTGAAGAGGCAGAAGTAGTAGAAGATGCCGAGGCAACAGAAGATATGCAGGAGATCAAACCATATACGCTTAGAAATCCAAAGGCTACAGATATAGCTGCATTCCTGAAGCTGTTCAGCAAGCTGGGGGTAAAAGACTTAAAAGACTCATTCAGCGGCAATGGGTTCAAAGAGCTTATTGCAAAAGAACGTGAGAAGCTTGCTGGTGATGGCGAGGATGATGAGGACACATCGAAGTTCCTCGAGAATGTGGGTATTGGTCTTGCATTCGAGCTTGCAGATGTGATTCTGACTAAGCTGTCAGACTGTCAGCGTGAGGTATTTGTCTGCTTATCACACCTGTCAGGAATGACTGTGGATGAGATAGCAGATCTTGATCTCTCTGTATTCACACAGATGTTATATGATGCAGTCACACTTCCGGGCTTTGCGGATTTTATCAAGGTTGTTTCAAGATTGTTCGAGAAGAAACAGTAGGCTATCTCAAGTTCATGGATCTCATATTTAAACGATATGCGGATCCGTACACTCTGCTTGATACGATGATAGACAATCAGAGCTTTGATGAGTTTGTATGCACGTTTGTGCGTCTTGACGATGATGATAAGCTCTGGGATATGTATATCCATAAGTGCTGGGAGAACATATCATTCAATGACTTCAAGGCAAGGCTGTATGGCACATCAGGTGGCAATTCGCAGCCTGTCGGATCAGGAGCATTTGAGAGCAGAGGCGAACTTGAAACAACCATAAGGGATTCTATGTCAATCATAGAGAACTTTAAGCCATAGGGGCACACAGAACGTGTGTCTCTATTTTTTTATTATTGAGGAAAGGGGGTAGACCCTTTTGGAAGTATTTAAGATACTGGGACGAATCGCAGTATCAAATGAAGATGCGAATGAGAAAATTGAAGAGACTGGCGACAAGGCAGAGAAGACAAGCAAAAAGATGAGTTCTGTGTTTGGCAATATCGGCAAGTTTGCGCTCAAGGCAGCAAAGGTCGCCGTGGTTGCAACAACGGCTGTGGCTACTGGAATAGCCGGCATTACTGCTAAAGCAGTAAGCGAGTATGCGGACTACGAGCAGCTTGTCGGTGGTGTTGAGACACTGTTCAAGGACAGTTCAGATAAGGTTGTTGAGTATGCAAATAATGCATATAAGACGGCGGGACTGTCAGCGAACGAGTACATGGACACTGTAACAAGCTTTTCAGCGTCATTGCTTCAAGGCTTAGGCGGTGACACGGAAAAGGCGGCTGAAACTGCAAATCTTGCCATAACAGATATGTCGGATAATGCCAACAAGATGGGCGCTGATATGGCGTCTATACAGAATGCTTATCAGGGCTTTGCTAAGCAAAATTACACGATGCTTGATAACCTCAAGCTTGGTTATGGCGGTACTGCATCCGAGATGGCTAGGCTTATCAATGATTCTGGTGTACTCGGTGACACCATGACTGTGACAGCAGATAATGTCAATAGTGTATCGTTTGATAAGATAATAGAGGCTATTCATGTTGTACAGACTGATATGGGGATAACAGGCACAACCGCAAAAGAGGCAGCCACTACAATACAGGGATCCATCGGCATGATGAAGTCTGCATGGACGAATCTGCTCACAGGAATGGCCGACCCATCACAGGACATGGGAGTGCTGATCAATAACCTTGTTGATTCTGTGATGGCTGTAGCTGATAACCTTGTACCACGAATAGCAGACACACTGCCAAGGATAGTTACAGGTATATCAAGTCTTGCACAGAAATTGGCACCATATATACCGCCACTTATAGAACAGATACTGCCATCACTGATACAGGGCGCAACATCGTTGCTGTCCGAATTGGTGAATAACCTTCCTGGCATACTTGAAACCTTGTTGCCTGGTATAGGTGGAGAGCTGGGGCAGGCACTTACATCTGCATTACAGTCTATATTCGGAACTTTGCAAGCTATTTTGCCTACTATATTATCCCTTGTTAATACACTGTTACCACCATTATTGCAGATAGTTCAAACGATTTTGCCGCCGCTTACGAATTTGATTAATATGCTTTTGCCGCCTATTGTGCAGATAGTGTCGCAGATTCTTCCTATTTTAATTTCGATTTTGCAGCCGGTACTGGGATTATTGCAGCCAATACTTGATTTGCTCAATCCAATTATAAATCTGGTCTTAATGATATTGGATCCATTGATGGAACTTATCAATATGATCCTGCCTCCGCTCGTTGAGGTGATAAGTCTGATACCAGAAGAGATACTCGGAGTGCTGAAACCGATACTTGAATGGTTTTGCGAGATGCTTGAGATCACATTGAAAGCGGCGATTATTGCAATTATGGCAGTTATCAACAACTGTCGTAAATCGTTTTCAATGGCTTGGAAAGGCATTAAGAAAGTCTGGAATGCAGCACCTGCCTTTTTTAAAGGCATATGGAATGGTATAAAATCAGCATTTGCAGCAGTAGGAAAGTTTTTTAAAGGCATCTTTACAACAGCGTGGAATGGAATTAAGAGTGTTTGGTCGGCTGTTACTGGATTTTTCAGTGGAATCTGGAATGGAATAAAAGGTGTATATGCATCAGTAGGCACATGGTTTAGTGACATTTTTAGTAAGGCTTGGACTGGTATCAAGAATGCATTTTCACCGATGGTTAAGTTCTTTTCAGATACATGGCAGAAGATTAAGGATATCTTTTCCAAGGTCGGAACAGCTATCGCAGATGGCATCAAGGGGGCCGTTACAGCAGCTATCAATTTCGCATTAGGTACAGCGACTAAGACCATTAATGGGTTTATATCAGCTATCAATGCTTGTATATCCGTTATTAATGCGATTCCGGGAGTATCAATTAATAAGCTTGATAAATTAAATGCACCACAGCTTGCAGAAGGTGGTGTACTTAAGAAAGGTCAGGTCGGTATACTTGAAGGTAATGGAGCTGAGGCTGTTGTGCCGCTTGAGAAGAATACAGAATGGATCAGTAAGGTAGCAGATCAGATGGCAGCAGCAACAGGAAGAACAGTAGACAATGAATCAGAGTTATCAAAGGTTCTGTATTTGATTCTTGATGTGGTAAGACATATTGATGAAAATATGTATGAATACATGGTAAGAGCACTTACAGAAGGTACGAAGCTTAAGATTGATGGTAGAGAATTTGGAAGGATGGTGAGAACATATGCTTGAGAATATAAAATATGTAAATAGTCAGGGAAATGTTCTTAAATTTGGAAAGAAATATATCTTTGCAAATGAAAATGACCTCCGGAATTATCAGTGGATCTATGATAGTGATCGGAAGTGTGTTGAGAATTTTCAAAAGAAAATTACAGAAAAGACACTTCCGGTCACTATATGCTGTCCAACTCCAAGAATATGCAGAAATGTAAAGAATGATATGTTTGAACTGTTTGAACAGGATATCATCAATGAAGTTCCCGGAAAACTGTATATTGGCGATTATTATCTTGAATGTTTCATCTATGCAAGTGATAAGTCAGATTATCTGATAGGGCAACATACAAAACTGTCGTTAAAGATAGTGACAGCGGCAGATGCGTGGGTGAAAGAGGAATTGTTTCAGTATCGATATGAAACGATAGAATCAGACGATAGTGGACGTGGATATTCATATGGTTATGAATATGATTATTCCGCTTCACCAGGGAATGCTACACAGTTTGCAAATAGTAATTTTAATGAGGCAGAATTTATTATGACAATCTATGGATATGCGCAGAATCCGGCTATATCAATAGGTGGTCATATATATGCATTAAACTATACTATACAGGCTGGTGAAAGAGCAGAGATTGATTCAAAACGGCAGACTATAAGGCTATATAAAATGAATGGAGCAACTGTAAATATATTCCGATTCAGAGACAGAAAGAATGATATATTTCACAAAATTAAATCCGGAGAACAGGCTATATATTGGAATGCGGATTTTAATTTTGATTTGCTTTTGAAAGCTGAAAGGAGTGAACCGATTTGGATGTGATCTATACAGACCGAAATCTTAATGATGAAGGTTGCCTGCATCATTATAATATTGATCTTGATATTGCAAATGAGAAAAATTTTGAGATCACAGTTGGTATTAAGAATAATGTCATGCGTGGAGGCTATTGGTGGTATGTCAATGATACGGAGTATGGTGGTGTTGTAGATTCCGTAAAAGTGATAACGGAGAATAATGAGATCAGATATTCAGGCAGAAGTTTCAGGGGAGTACTTATGAGTAAAATCATAGAGCCTCCGTCTGGGGCAGCCTACCGGATTGTATCAGGAGATGCTGGAAACATTATTCAGGATCTTATAAATTTATGTGGACTGTCAGCGGTATTTGCTGCCGAACGTATTGGATACACAGTAAAAACATTTCGGTTTGACCGATACATAGATCTATATACCGGGTTAGTTAAGCTTGGTAAAGCTATAGGTATGAATTTGTACTTAATCGTTAAAAATGGAATAGTGCATGTATCATATGTTCCAGTGATCGATTATTCCGACCGGATAGAATACAACCAGAACGATGTTAATTTCACTATTGAGAAGACATATAGAGGTGTAAATCATCTTATATGTCTTGGTAAAGGAGATCTTCAGGACAGAACTGTAGTGCATTTATATGCTGATGCAAATGGAAATATAAGCACATCTCAACGTCTATATGGAATTGAGGAATATGTGAGCACTTATGAGAACACATCTGCAGAATCTGATGAGGACCTTGTCTCTGGTGGAACAGAGAGATTGCAGGAATTAATAGGAGCTGATGCATTTGCAGTTACAAGCAGTGATACTGAGCAACATATAGGTGATATAATTGGCGGATATGAAAGCGTGACAGATTCCTATGTAATAAGCAGTATCACAAATATAATAGTCAAGTTAGATGATGATACAGTTGATATATCATATAGTGTAGGTGATGCTACACGGAAAGGATAAGTAATGAAAATAGTAACAGGAAAAACCGGAGTAAATCATGTAACGGCAGACGATGATAGGGCATTAAATCTTGGCGTATTTGGAAAAGATAGTTATGTACTGCCAGTAGGGGATATGTTCAAGTTGACTATGGTCGATGTCAATACTGCAAGAGTATCCTGTGGGGATCTGATTATGAAAGGTTGCCATGCTCGGATCCCTGCAGGAGATTATGACGATCTTACGATTGACAGCGGCAGTCAAGGATACAACCGGAAAGATCTTATTGTAGCAAAATATAAAAAAAGCACTGGCATTGAAAACGTAACACTTGAAGTAATTAAGGGTACACCATCTGCAGGGACAGCAGCAACACCAGAATATCCGACAGGAAGCATATATTGGGGAGCAGCAGAAGATACCTTCCCACTGTATGAGATTAATATCAATGGTATTAATATAGGAACAGTAAAACCTCTTTTTGAGATATTATATCCAAGGCTGTCATCGGTTTACACAAAGGCAGAGACGGATGATCATATAAAAAATGCTGTTGATAAGGAGACGCAGGCAAGAACAACTGCTATTAATGGAGTAAAAAGTGACATATCATCATTGTCAAAAAAAGATATTGAACTTTCACAAAGTATAGATGATACTAAAAATAAACTGGATGCTGTAAACGAAGATATAGAATCCGTAAAGGTTTCTGTAAAGAACTTATCTGACAAACATACTGATGACATTAATAATGTTAAGGAAAGCATCAGTGCAGTGGCTGCAGATGTATTAAAGTTACAGAATGTTGATAACAAATACAGTGCAGAGTTCACCAATATAGCAGGTGTAATGTCATTGCCGTTGCTGCCGGATGAAACAAAAGTGTCAACTATAGCGGATGTAAGAAAGGTACTTGATCCGCTTGTAGCATCTCTGCATGACGGATTTATTAATCTTGCAAAAATCAAGATAGAATCTGGTGGAAGTATTATAAATCCCGGTGGCGGAATGATCGGATCATAGAAAGGAGAATGAAAACATGAAACAGTTTATATGTACAATGATCGGAGCGGTTGGCTCCGGAATAGCAGCATTGTTTGGAGGATGGGACACCGGACTGGTGTCTCTTTTGATTTTCATGGGGCTTGATTATGTATCAGGTCTTGTGGCCGCAGGAGTTTTTCATAAGAGTAAAAAAACGGACACCGGCAGTCTTGAAAGCAAGACGTGTTGGAAAGGGTTATGCCGTAAGTGTATGACGCTTGTATTTGTTCTTGTGTCGTGCCGGCTTGATTTGATAATCGGAACAAACTATATCCGTGATGCGGTGATCATAGCATTTTTGGCGAACGAATTAATATCTCTTGTAGAAAATGCCGGTCTCATGGGAATAAAATTACCACCAGCAATCACGAAAGCTATTGACATTCTACAGAAAAAATCAGAAAGTGAGGAGTAGAATATGAGTATTGTTGACAAGATTATAAACACGGCAAAAAGTCAGATCGGCACATGTGAGCCGGACGGTGACGACAAATATATTAAAGTATACAACGAAGCGACAGGATCAACATTTGGAATGGATGTTGCGTGGTGCGCCATTTTTGTAACATGGGTTATGATCATATGCAATGTTGCAAAAGAGGTTGTCTTAAGATTCGCAAGTTGCACAGCTGGGATGAAGTGGTTCATCAAGCAGGGCAGATGGAAGAATGCAAAGGCTTATTGTGGTACATACACACCAGTTCCGGGCATTTTGATTTTCTTCTCAAAGGGACATAAGCTGACAGATCCGTCGCACGTTGGAATTGTGACGAAAGTAACATCTACATATGTATATACAGTAGAGGGAAATACTTCAGATGCTGTTCACGAGCGCAAATACTTATTAAATGATCCGTACATCATCGGATATGGTGTGCCGTCATATGCCGACAATGTTAAAGCAAATATAAAAGATAATGATACCGGATACAAGACTGTAGAGGTAAAGAAAGGCGACACACTCTGGGGTATTGCAGAGAAGTACCTCGGATCAGGATCACGATATAGAGAGATCATGAGTTTAAACTCACTTACAAGTGCAACGATCCATCCGGGCTTAGTTCTCAGCATTCCAGGCACGAACGCATCAGCGAATGAGGCAGCAAAGAAGACAAAGACATACACCGTCAAGAAAGGTGATACCTTATGGGATATTGCTGCAAAGTATCTGAAGAATGGTAGCCGATATGTCGAGATCATGAGCTTGTCGAAGATCACCAGCACCACGATTCATGTTGGACAGATATTGACATTACCAGCTGTTTGATTTTAGGGGCAATTTAGGGGCAAAAATATTTCATTTACTTTCATATTTGATACAATAAGAAGTGCTAGAAAATGGCTTAAAACCTAGATTTTTCAATTATTTTCATAGTTGGGAAAAATTAAGAAAGTGCCGGTCGCCGGCATTAAATTAAAAGCCTGAAACCCAAGAGAAATCAAGGGTTTCAGGCTTTTTTGTTGCCCTAAAAAATGGGTTTAGGGGCAAAAAAGG